ATGTACGTGCATTAGGTGGATTCTCTACTGTATCAGGTGCATCTGCTGCTGTTACTCCAGGAACTGGTGTTAATAACCAGTCTACTCAGTGGTATAATAACGGATCTTTGAGCATTGATGGAGTAGAGATATTCTGGGCTCCGGGATTAGCTGCTAACACTGCTATCGCAACTACTACTGATAACTTATTCTTTGGTACTTCTGTACTTTCTGATTTGAATGAGGTTAAAGTTATTGATATGTCTGATATTGATGGATCACAAAATGTACGTGTAATCATGCGTATGGCTGGTGGTGCTCAGTATGGTATCGTTGAGGATATCGTTACTTACGGTATTACAAATAACGCTAACTAATAATTAATAATCATGGGGAGTGGGTAACTGCTCCCCTATTTAAAACAATAAAAATATGTCATGTTTAGTCGCAAATGGTAGACTTGAGCAGTGTAAGGATAGCATCTCTGGTATCCAAGCTCTATACCTAGTAAACTTTGGCAGCTTTGATCCGGATCCATCTGCATTAGGTGGTGATGTAACCTATGATACTACTGTAGGTTTTGAGGATCAAATTACTGCTATCAGTGTTAACCCTATTGCTCCTGCAGTAACTGCTTATGTTTATAAGTATGAGTTAAAAGGTAACAACGGATTTAACACTACAGTTAACACATCACGTGATAATGGTACTACTTTCTTTACTCAGACTATTACTGCTGAGTTAAAGAGACAAGATCCTGTTTTTCACAAGCAGTTCAAGATTTTAGCTTATGGTAGACCTCACGTAATTGTACGTACTAATGGTAACCAATTCTTTTTAGCTGGTCTTTACAGAGGATGTGATGCAACTGCAGGAAGCATTGAGAGTGGAATAGCTTATGGTGATTTCAATGGTTACAAACTTACTTTTGAAGCTATGGAAGAGAAACCAGCTAACTTCCTTGACTGTAATTCTGAATCTGATTTATTGACTTTGTTAGGATCACCTACATTAGTTACTACCTAATAACTAATCCTACATAGCGTGAAGAGCCCTGCCTATATGGTGGGGCTTTTCTTTTTAGAAACATATTTTAAGAATGTGAGTTATAATAATATGATAGTAGTAACTACCGATAATAATACCAACCAATTCATTAAGTTTATTCCTAGAGATAGCTCAGTGGATACCATGTACATCACAGATGAAAGTACCAATATAGAGGTGCCTGTGGCGATCATTAACTATACTCCCGGTGATTATGCTGATGAGATAGAGGCATTATTCAATTTACAGGAGGGGCACTACTACAGATTAGTATTGAAAGATAATGCAGGGGATGAGGTATACAGAGATAGGATATTTTGCACTGATCAGGTGCCAGGTAATTATACTCCGAATAACCAGGCATATATTGCCAATACTACGACTAATGACTTTTTAATGTACTAATATGGATAACATTCATGTAATTAACCTAGCAGCTTATGAGGCTCCTGTAATTAAGGAATCAAAAAAGAATGACTGGGTAGAATATGGTGAGGATAATATGCACTTCCAGTGGTTACTGGATAGGTATATTAATTCTACCACTAATTCAGCAGTAATTAATAACATCTCCCGGTTAATTTATGGGAAGGGGCTCAGAGCATTAGATGCTAAGAATAAGCCGAATGAGTATGCCCAAATGATGTCAATGCTAGAGAAGGATGATATCCGTAAAATGGCACTTGACTTTAAGATGTTAGGGCAGTTCGCTATCCAGGTACTATACACAAAGGACCATAAAAAGATAGCTAAGGCAATGCATATCCCAGTTCATTTATTACGAGCTGAGAAATGTAATGAGGATGGTGAGATAATGGGATACTACTACTCAGATAATTGGGCAGAAGTTAAGAAGTATACTCCTGAGAGATATGCCGCATTCGGTACATCTAAGGATGAGATAGAGATCATGTTTGTGAAACCCTATTCTGTGGGGATGAAATACTATGCCTATCCTGACTATCAGGGGGCACTTCCATATACAGTGCTAGAGGAGCAAACGAGTGATTATATGATTAACCTAGTTAAAAGTAATTTCTCACCATCTACTATACTGAACTTCAATAATGGGGTGCCATCTGAGGAGCAGCAGCAGATGATTAAGAGTGATATCATGAACAAGCTAACAGGCCCACAGGGTGATAAGTTAGTGGTATCATTTAACACATCTAAAGAAACTGCAGCAACTATAGAGAATATGCCTGTAGAGCAGGCTCCTGAACTGTATAAATACTTATCTGAGGAGTGCGTTAGAAAGATTCTCATAGGACATAACGTAACATCTCCGCTATTATTCGGGATAGCTACCACTACAGGCTTCTCTGCTAATGCTGATGAGCTAAAAAACAGTGCTATATTATTCAATAACATGGTAATTACTCCGCTACAGGAGGTAATGCTAGATGCATTTGATAAGCTATTAGCCTATAATGGCATAGCATTAAAGCTATATTTTGAGACATTAAACCCATTAGATGCACAGGGTGATCTAACTACCACAGATGAGGCTACAAAAGTTACGGATGCTATCAATATGATGAGCCCATTAGTAGCTAACAGGGTACTAGAATCCATGACTGCTGATGAGATTAGAGCATTAGTAGGATTGAAACCTGCACCCATAGCTCTAAAGAAAGAGGATGTATCTGATGAGGTATTGAATGAGGTACTAGATATCCTGGAAGGAGAGCACAATGATGATGATGAATGGGAGCTAGTAGATGAGAGAGAGTATTCAGATAAGAATGATACTACAGAAGAGTGGGCTACTCGAATGATTAAGCCTAAGGAAACTATCCTAGAGAAGTTAAGTTCATTCATTAAGAGTAATCCTAACGGATTTAGCTACCTAGATAAGAGTGTATATAAGGTACGTTACAGATACTCTGAAAGATACAACAAAGAAAACAGCAGAGAGTTCTGCCAGCAGATGATGAGACGTACTGCTAATGGAGTAGTATATAGATTAGAAGATATAGATGCTGCTAGCCGGGCAGGAGTTAATGAGCAGTTAGGCCATAAAGGACAGCCATATGATTTATTCAAGTTCAAAGGAGGGGTAAATTGTGGACATTACTGGACTGAGCAGCTCTATAGATTAAAGAAAAATACTGATGGTACATATCGGCCTGATAAGGCACTGAGTTCATCTGAGCAGGTAGCATCTATACCTAAGAGCTACATGCCGAATCCTGCAGGCTCAGGAGATGCTAATACTCCGCCTATTGATATGCCGAATAATGGACATCACCCAAACTATAAAGGATAATGGAAGCTATATTCATAACAAGACAAGACTTAGTTAAGTTCACTGCTACCAATGGTAATGTAGATACTGATAACTTCATCCAGTGGATTAAGGTAGCACAGGATATCCATATGCAGAATTACTTAGGTACTCAGCTATTCAATAAGCTAAAGAGTGATATACTTAATACCATTAGTGGTACAGGAGTGCCTACTACTACCACATTAACTGCACCTGGTACAGGATATACTAACCTAACAGGAATAGCTTGTACAGGAGGTACCGGTAATGGATTTGGAGTAGATATAGTTACAGCAGGGAATGCAGTAGTATCATATACAATTAGCACAGCAGGTACAGGGTATACTGTTGGGGATGTTTTGACTATTGCAGCAGGTGGTAATAATGCTACCATTACAATCAATGCCATAGATGAGATTCAGGTACCATATAGCACATTACTTAATACCTATGTTAAGCCATGTTTAATCCATTGGGCTATGGTAGAATACCTGCCATTCTCAGCGTATACAATAGCTAACAAAGGGATATTTAAGCATACCTCAGAGAATGCTGTAAACATTGAGAAGGCTGAGCTAGATATGCTAATAGATAAGCAGAGACAAATAGCACAGCACTATACTGAAAGGATGATAGACTATCTGTGCTTTAATAATAACCTATTCCCAGAGTATAATCAGAATAGCAACGGGGATATGTATCCGGATACTAATAATTATAATATAGGATGGGTGCTGTAAGAAAGCCAAAACAAACGAATATAAAGAAATTACTAACCTATTTAAGTAATAACAATGGCAAATGATATAGGATGGGGCAAAGCATTTGATCCTGAAACAGGATGGGGAATGGCTGCAGTTACAGGAGCTGAGATAGGCTATGGTAATGTAGTTATTAATAGTCATTCAGGAGAGACTAATATAAGCTCACAGGATAGAGATAATGAGCCAGCAGATGCAGGTGATAGTATGTTAGCAGAGCTACCATTAATCTATGCAGATAGAGGAGTGCTTTATCTATACTTTTTACTGCAATCTGATTTCACTCCTTTTATGATGTCATATACATTATTTAGAGATGGTGATCCATATTTAGGAGATAACCTATCAGCAGATGGAATAAGTATGCTAACTGAAATAGATTATACTTCTGAATGGTCATTAATGCTATCTATATATCCTGATGATATTAATGTAGTAGAGTATTCAACTAATGTAGTAACAGCATAATGATTAAGCCTACCAAATATCCGTATAATCCTGATCAGATGGCTGAGCTATTTGATGATGCTGTCAATGAAGGTAAGCAGGGTAAACAGGATACACTGGTATCAGGTGATAACATTAAGACAATTAACGGAGCATCTGTATTAGGTAGCGGAGATTTGACCGTATCCGGATCAGGAGCATCATGGGGTAACATCACAGGAACACTGAGCTCACAGAGTGATCTACAAACTGCATTAAATGATAAGCAGGCTACTCTTGTTAGTGGGACATCCATTAAGACAGTTAACGGAAATTCACTGCTAGGTAGTGGGAATGTAAACATAGGACCTAAGCTATTAGGGTGGAGTGGTGGATTAGGAACCACAACATCAGGAACAGCTATTACAGTATGTCATTCATTAAGAATACCTGCCAATACATTAAGCCTAAACAATATACTGCAGGTAGTATTTAGGATGTTTAGACAGGGTAGTAACTTAGGACAGCTATATGGTCGTATATACTTTAACACTACCAACAGCTTAACAGGTGCTACTTTATTCAATACTACATTTACCATGAATGGTGGAGGCTCGCAGTATGTAGGATATGTAGAGCGTAATTTTGGATACAATGGTACTGTATTGAGTAATTATTCAAATGCTGCATTCTCAGAATATACTACAGGGGTACCTCTAAATGTATCATTTAATTATGCTGTAGATAATTACATCCTATTTACTATGCAGTGCCAGAATGCAGGTGATATAGCTAACATTAATTTATTCAAAGTATTCGCATATGTTTGAGATTAACGGAATAGAATACACAATAACAGGCCCCATTGAGCAGGTCAGTGATACTCAGATTCACGTTGAAACTGATAAGGGGATAATACTAATTGATAATACAATGCCTATCTATGATGCACTTCATTAACATACTAGCTATATTCTACCATCTATGCATCTACTCCTGCTCTATTAGCATGATGATGAGTAAAACACACTACATAATGATGGGAGGATTAGCACTATTCACATTCGTAACCTACCAATTAGCAGTAACATTCCATGAAAACACAACTAACAATTTTAATTAAAACCATGCAGGCTAACTGGGTAAAGCTAATGGCTATTCTATGGGCATTCCTTATGCCGATATCCGGGCTGTTATTCCTGGTAGGATTTGTTATTATGTTAGATACTGTTACCGGTATATGGAAGAGCTATAAGAATAAGGTTAAAATAACTAGCAGAGGCCTATCTGCTATCATTAGTAAGATGCTATTATATGAGGTAACTGTGGTATTATTCTACATGATAGATACATTCATACTCAATAACATTATTCTGCAGTTTTTCTCAGTAGATTTACTGCTCACTAAGGTGCTTGCACTCATCCTGGTATCCATTGAGGTGATGAGTATTAATGAGAACTACAAAGCAGTGAAAGGGCTTGACCTATGGCAGGCTATGAAAAACCTATTTGCAAGAGCTAAGGAGATTAAAAAAGAGGTAGATGAAATTAGACATAACGAAGATATTACAGGTACGCCTATCTGATAAGCAGTACTTCCAGGAGGATAGCAAAAAAACACAGATTTACCTGCACCATACAGCAGGTGGAGGAGATGCTGCTGCAGTTAGTAGATACTGGAATAGTAACGAGACCAGGATAGCTACTGCATTCGTGATAGGAGAAAGAGGTACCATAGTACAGTGCTTCTCTTCCCGGCATTGGGCATGGCATCTAGGTATTGATAGTGAGGATTTCATTAAGGTGGGTGCAAAGTATCAGAATCTGAACAAGCTATCCGTAGGTATTGAGGTATGTAATTGGGGCCCATTAAAACTAAAGGATGGGAAGTACTATAACTATGTGAATAGAGCTGTAGATCCTTCTATGGTTACTACCTTAGAGCAGCCATACAAAGGGCACATTCACTGGTATAAGTATACAGATGCACAGATAGAATCTACTCGGCAGTTAGTGGAGTATCTATGTGATACGTATGATATACCTAAGGCTTACCGGTCAGAGATATTCAGCATAGATAAGGAGGCATTTAAAGGCACTCCTGGAATCTATACACATAACTCAGTGAGAAAGGATAAGAGTGATATCTATCCATGTCCTAGAATGATTAAAATGCTACAGAATTTATGAGATACTTACTACCACTATTGATACTTATATCCTGCTCAGCTCCAAAGAGAGCTCAATGGCATTATAAGAAAGCATTAAAGAATGGCCTGCAGTTAGTGCAGGATAGTGATACCATCCGGATAACTACCATTGACAGCATCCCAGTGATCATAAATGATACTATCGTATGGCAGAAGTATATCACTACTAAGGATACTATCATTAAGTATAATAATATCTATGTACCAAAGACTAGATTTCAGACTAGGATAGAGTATAAAGAGAGGGTGAAAACACTACGTATCAAAGGAGAAACTAAATGGAAAACAGCCAAAGCTCAGCAGGTAGTTAAGTACAGATGGGCATGGTGGCCTATTGTTATATCATTCCTTCTAGGGATATTCCTTAGATTTCTAATACAAAAAGGGCTACTAGATAGGATAGCTCTACTATTTAAGCTATGAGAAAAAGACTATTTTACGACATTGAAACATCCTTTAATGTCGGAGTATTCTGGCGAACAGGATACAATCTAACTATTAATCCTGGTGATATCATCCATGAGAGAGCCATCATATGCATCTGCTATAAATGGGAGGGTGAGGATGAGATTCACAGCTTAACCTGGTCAAAGAGCCAAAGCGATAAGCATATGCTAAAAGAATTCTGTAAGATTCTAGCTAAGGCAGATGAAATAGTAGCTCACAACGGGGATAGATTTGACCTCAAATGGATACGTACAAGAGCTTTAATACATGGTATTAGTGTTATGCCATCCCCTAAGAGCATAGATACTCTTAAATGGGCTAAAAAGTACTTTAATTTTAATAGCAATAAATTAGACTACATAGCTAAATTCCTAAATGTAGGAGCTAAGATGGATACAGGAGGCTTAGATCTATGGAAGGATATCGTATTCAGAAAGGACCAGGCAGCACTGGATAAGATGGTCAAGTACTGTAAGATGGATGTGGAGGTACTAGAGGCAGTATTCAATAAGCTAAATGCATACACATTAGCGAATCATAACTATGCAGTACAGCATGGTGGAGATAAATATGAATGCCCTGAATGTGGAGGTATTAATGTTAAGTATAATAAGAAGGTAGTTACTACTGCCGGTACAGTTCACCATTGGATACTGTGTAAAGACTGCAAAAAACACTACAAAATAAATCACCTGGTATTCACTAAGTATCAGGAATATCTATACAAGCGTAAGTCTATAGCCTGATTTTTGCGGTGATTATTTAAGCTTATAGCCTTAAAAAGTACAATTTAACACACTTTTAGGAGTTATATTACCACTTATCTTATTTAGAATCATTATAAATTGTGGAAAATTATGCATAAT